TGAGAACCGCCGCGACGAAGTTCGCTCAATCCATGTGTCGTTACATGGGTGTCGAACTCTACGTTGTTGGAATGTCGCGCTCTGATCAGAGACGCGGCCTTCGAGGATCTCGCCAGTGGTTCTGGGCCAAAGACGTTAATGCGACCAACAGATGCGATCAACCATCTAAGGATGAGTTGTTGTATTTATGCGACTTGGATTACTATTTGGATATGCCTGATATGTTAACGCGCCAAGCTAAGCCCATCCTCATCTACACCGTCGTTCCTGAAAAGGCGACGAGTGCTGGTGAGGATGACACTAGCTTTTACTTCACCTCGAGTGGCACCTTGAAGACATTCGTCGCAGGAGGTGGTTCTTATGAACACCACCTCTGGACTTATGCTCAAGATAGCTTGATTGCTTACCGAACATTTTTCGGTATTCCTTATCGAGCTGTGGCCTACGCCGTTGAAAGAAAACAAGTTGGCACACACCGTCAAATGATTCTGTTATCACCCATGCGAAAATGGGGCCTGATGACTTCATGGATCCCAAAATTGCTTTTGGATGAACAGAGTCTTGACCGTTTTGAACCTCTTTTGCATGCCCCTGATGGCACGCCGTTTGTGAGGTTCAATGTCGTTAGTAAAGATGGTACACCATATGTAACCACTGCGCGCCCCGACGGATGGCTTAGTGCCACCGTCCAGGCGACAGTGGATGATTGCATAGCATCTGCCGCGCGACTGGGTACAACGAATTTAATGTTACCCACGACAGCGAGTTGGATCAAGGACGACCGATCGTCTGCAGTTGTACTGACTGAATTTCACCGTAAGGTGGGCCCCTGCGTACGTCCGACAGTTTTTCCTGTCGCTCAGGGCGTGAGAGCCTACCAATACAAGCCGGTGGAGTTCGACCAGGAAGCGAGACCGAAGTTATCCGCGTTTATGAGCCCATTGGTTCATGGAGCTTTCGCGCCAGTTTTGAATAAAGCTGGTGAGGAAGCGTGCGTGGAAGGCAGGATAAATAAATTAAAGAAACCTGAACCTAAGCCTTCCACATTCCGTGACCAATGCATGACTGAGTTCGCTGAACTCGTTGTGCAGAAAGTGCACCTGGAGCCCGTCTGTTATGAAGTTGTAGATTCTAAGCAGACCAGTGCTGCCCAGAAGCTGTCGCTGCGTAAGGCAGTGCTTACTGGCCACTATCGCCAGTTTATCTTGAAGTGTTTTTGTAAGGCAGAAGCGTACCCTGATGTGAAGGACCCGCGCAATATATCAACTTACAATGATGCTGATAAACTGGACATGGCCACGTTCGCACTCGCTTTATCTGAGCACT